AGCGCCACCTGTTCAAGAACAAGAGTTTAAACGCGCAGAGCAAATGACATCAATAGCATCAAATAAGTCTATGGGATACACTGGTTACACACCAGAAGTAGAAGCTCAATATAAGAAGCAAGCAGATAGTACAAATATTCCAGCGCCACCTGTTCAAGAACTTAGCAAAAAGGAAATGACATCAAATAAGTCTATGGGATACACTGGTTACACACCAGAAGTAGAAGCTCAATATAAGAAGCAAGCAGATAGTTCTAAATTAGTTGTTCAAGAACTTAGCAAAAAGGAAATGACATCAATAGCATCAAATAAGTCTATGGGATACACTGGTTACACACCAGAAGTAGAAGCTCAATATAAGAAGCAAGCAGATAGTACAAATATTCTAGCGCCACCTGTTCAAGAACTTAGCAAAAAGGAAATGACATCAATAGCATCAAATAAGTCTATGGGATACACTGGTTACACACCAGAAGTAGAAGCTCAATATAAGAAGCAAGCAGATAGTTCTAAATTAGTTGTTCAACAACAAGAGTTTAAACGCGCAGAGCAATTAGGATCACAAATGAATCTTGCTAAACAAGAAGGAGATCAGTTAAAGGCTCAGGCTGCATCTAGATCTAGTAACAGCACAAATAATGTAAGTTCGAATACTGTCAATAATGTTAACAATTCAAATACGACTGTGGTTAAACCTGCACCGTCACCAGGGAAACGACCAAGTAATGTATCAGATTTAATCTGGTCTTACTAATAACAAAGGGAGAACGCAATGTTCTCCCCTTTCTGCTTTACACTACAAGATGTTTATCCTTGTGAAGCAAGTTTAGCAAAGTATGACATGGTATCGTCATCATCAGAACTGCTATCTTCTGCAACAACAGCTGCGGCCGCTTTAACTGGTGCACGTGATTCAAAAGTACTAGCAGCAGACTGACGTTGTGGCGCCGGAGCATTTTCAGTCTCATCAAGTGAGATAGCTTCTGCAGTAGTCATTGCCATACCTTCAGAACCAATTACCTGAGCCAACTTAGCCTTTAGTTCGCCATACGATTTGTATGAAGAAACGTTAGTAAACTCTTTAAGCGAATGAAGTTTGTTGTATACGGTTTCGAGTTCTGACTCATCTGCAGACAATGGTTTAGCAGAATCAAATTCAGACTTATCATAGTTACGATAGCCTTCTACCTGACGAATCTTTAACTTGAAGTTTGCGCCTTCCCAAAAATCAAATGGATTAACTGGTGCCTCATCTTGAAACTGTGGTGTCATAAGGTCAGTGATTTTATCAAAGATCTTTTTACCGTACTGGTACAAGAATACTTTACCTTCGTTTTCTGGATTGCTAGGATCAGCAATAACCAAAATATTTGATACATAATGTAAGCGGCGTTTACGATCACGAGCAAGCTGCTTATCTTCTTCACGACCGCTATTCCATAATACAGAATTAATTTCTGATACAGGATCTGATTGACCAATCGATGTCAATGACTTTTCGATATACCAACGACCAGTAGAACCTTTGAAGCCATGATCCCAATAACGAACCCAGGGAAGATCTTCGCCTTCTGGCGCTGGCAAGAAACGAATAACAGCATAGCCATTACCTGCTTTGTCTACCGTAGCTTTCCATTGATTGGTAGTGTCTGCACGTTCTCCACCACCACCTACTTTATCTGCGGCTGATTTTAATTTATCGATAGCGATTGAACGATTCTTTTTTAAATTTGCGAATGACATTGTATTTTCCTTTTGTTGTTGTAAAACTCTGAAGTGTCCACATATTTCATAATGTAATTATTATTATAACACAGTTTGTTCATGATGTAAATACCCTAAGCACGATTTTTTTCATTTTCTCTAAATCAGTGTTGATGAAAACAGAATACTTATTAATTCTCTGAGATATCTCTGGCCACACAATGACATCTTTCACCCGTGCACGTTGCATAAAGTTTGTTAATTTATTTAATATCACAACGGTTTCAATACACACCTCTTCCTGAAGATAGTAATATACTATATTAGGATATGGCGAGTGTGCCGCAGTAAAGAGATCATCAAAGTTCGTTTCTTTATCTGCGATTCTATTTATATCTTCTTCAAACGTATATGTCAATGATTGATTACGCCGTTGCCATTTAGTCCATATCTCTTCATTAGTAATCATATCGCCGACCCATTTTGCATCAGTAATAAAGTAAGAGATAAAGAAGTCAATCAGTTCACGAGGTTCATTGAACTTGTTTGCTATTTTATTAAAGTGATACTTGTCCTTACGTTTCCAAAAAGACTTTTGGTTTACAGATGTCTTATAGTTATATCGAATACAGTCATACTTTTCAGATTCAAAATGCATCTTGATTGCCATATAGTATCTGAATGCATCGTATGCTTCTAGTCTCATAATGGTAACGTATTGCCTCCTTTAATTTTGTTTAAAGATATTGCTTCGGCCTCAATCTTTTTCTTGATGATATTACTTATCAGACCAGACACATCTTGTGGATCAAGATCTCGTTCTTCACAAATTGCTAAAACTGTATCAATATAGTTAAGCTTTAGTTTTACTGTCTTTTCTTCTATCAACGCAGAAAATGATTTCTTTGTCAATATTTCGTGTTTAAAATCTGTTTCAATATTCATTAATTATTTGTCCATTATTCTGAGTAAGATTGTATCGACATTGATACGACCATTAGGATTTTCGGTAGTCTTTGTAGTAAGATTTGACCATTCATTATCAATCTGCTTTGGTGTTTTAGTCAGAGCAATTTTTATAAAGTCTTCTGGTTTACGAAGGCGAACAGACCTAGACTGTGTAGAATCAATATTACTAATCGTAGTGCCTTTGACTTCGAAGCCAGATGTAGATGATGAAACATATTCGGTCAGTGCACGAGTCTTTGTATTGAACGTGATTAATCGATATGCTCCTGGAAGTTGAACAGGATTGACTGACATCAATTTATATTCAGGCGATTCCTTTGCATACTGTAGTTTCTGAATTTGTTTATCTGCTGCACGAGCCTTAGGTACTCTAACTTGACGTACAGCTTTTGTTGCTGCCTTAATTTTGTCAAGGTCAGAAATCATTGCATTGACTACATTAAGTCTACGCTTTAGTTCAAGCTTAGGTATGTGTGAATAGCCTTCGACCATCTGGCAACATGTCTTATTGACTGCACCGTCATAGTCAGTAAACCAACGTTCAAGACGTTTACGAACTAATGGAACCGCCATACCTTTAAGCTCGTATGACTTAAACAGTTCATATAACTTCAGAGCATCAGTCTTTTCGCCAGCTATCCAACTATCTTCTAGCGTGTCAATGTCAATCATAACTGTCGACTGAACCTTACGTGCCAGCAGTTCCTGTGGATTGATTGTTGCCTTGACAGGTTTAGGAATGCCATCAGACGATGTTGTTTCATCGGTAGTGGCTCTACCAATAAGGTTTCGGTAATATGCCTTTGCACCTTTAAAGTATGGAGCGCTTTCTACATCAAATTCTTGGCCAATCAAATTCCAATAGATAGCTGCAATAAGGTGTGTGTAAATACTGAAGTGATATTCAGGATTAGACAATATAAGACGAGCTTCGTCACGAGTAAACTCTGTCTTAATGAAGCTCTTAGAAATTTCAGATAGAATTTTCCTATCAACATCAAAGTGAAAGTAATACTTACAGGCCTTAAACCCTTTGTCAGTAGGACAACCTGGGAGTCCAAACTTTGTACGTTTAGGTAATGCTTTCTTTTTGCGTGGTACTTTAACAGATAATGCCATAGCCTATTCTACCGAAAACGATGTCACAGAATCCACTCTAAAAGAGCGCCAACCTACAACCGTTAAATCGAATACACGGATTGTTTCTGTTGATTGTACGCGCTCTGTTGTGCCTTCTTCAGGCGGTTTAGGCTGATGATCTAATTGGATAAGATCACGTACTTGAGTACATCTCATATTACGTGTAGTACCATCTACTTTAGTAAAGACTACATTGCAGACACTTGATTGTAGTGTAGCTATCATTTCTTCGCGGGTCATAATTAACTTCTCCTCATGGTTGAATATTCTTTCGGATCACCGTCACGTGTAACTGGTACAAGATTAGATTTATGCATGGTTGCAATACCAATCATATAGTTACCAGAATAGTGTTGTGCGTCAGTCTTTGTTGTACTGTCAGAACTATTATAATTCATTTTGTTTGAATTGTAAACAATTATTTTATCTAACTTATTATTACTTAGCGTCTTTGCGCTAATATGCACAAATGGTTTATCCTTTGACTTTTTGCCAGTACCAGATCTATATGCAACATAATCTTCAAGGGTTTTAAACTGCATCTGTGGGACGTTGTTCCTACGAGCTTCCTTATTGTACTCACGAAACTCGGCCTCGAACTCAGATGCATTGATAGGCTTTTGCTTAGTACGGCCGTGCACTTGTACGCCTTTGATTAAATGCATGCTCATTGATTAGTTCCAGACATTGTCAAGTTTAGTTGTGTGATTGAATGTGTCAACTACTCCAGAATCTTCAAAGATTTTACGAACTGCTTTGTCATCATCATACATATAAGATTCGTCAAAGGAATCGGTATTGTCAACAGATTTTTTAGCGGCACGACGGTTACGCACTAGCTTTTTGCTTTTGGTTTGTAACTTGCGCTTGAATGTAGTCTTTTCGGCAGCTGCACGAATGAGGGCTAAACGGTCTTCCATAATGGCTCCAATAGTTATGTACTAATCAATTATAACTTATATTTTGACTAATGTCAAGGTCTTTTTTGCATTTGTTGTAAAAATGCAACAGTTTTAGATGCCTGTAGAGGGCTTTTCCTAGCTAAACCATATATTGACAAAGGTTCTGATTCAAAAGCTCGTCTACGGGCATAAATTTTACCAGTTATTGATAGAGTTTTTCTTAACATCATTTAGTTTCCATCATAATATAATGATCAAGACAGTCACGAACACGTTCATGCTCTGCAGAATAAAATGTAAATTCTCCAATGACCGTCACAAAGTCTTTATCGATATATTCAAAGCCGCCATAATAGTTCAATGAACCCTTACCTACATTTGTAACTGCAATATAGTCATCTTCAATAAAAAGACTATATGCTGCACGTGCATCAAGACCTAAGTCAGCTGAACTAACACGTTTCATTTTACCGCTAAGAAGGACATAATCATGCATATCATTACGTACGCTATCTATCATTTCGTTAATGCTATCAAAGTTATTCATATACTACTCCATTGTATTGTAGTGAATTTCATCTCGTTCAGCTGTAAGCTCTTCTGCGGTTATCATAAATTTTTCACAAGCATTAAACAGTTCTTGAAAAGAACGACGTTCAGTTCTGCTTAGTTCTGCTAAAAACCTAGGGCCTTCTTCATTCATGGCATTTATAAGCTGGTTCATTGCGCCCAGAGTATTTTCACACATACAGTATGACATATTAGGATAAGACATATTCTGATTCCTTAAGAGAAGCAATTGTAATTTTATTAGAGAACATATGTGATCGATTATATTGGTTTACGTAATCAATTGCATCAGACATGGTTTCCCATGTATTCTCTAGGATAAGTTGTCCGTTGTGAACAAAGCTAACTTCTGTTACATACATAATATATTTCCTTTGTTAGCTGCTTATAGTAGGTTCGGCATTTCTATCGGCCGATCTGTTTGATTCTCCAGAACATTCTCCAGCGGCAGCTTTGTTGAGTACGATGCAGACTCCGTGTACCTATCACAAACTTGCCATTGACTAGCCTGCAAACTGGTTGAGGGCGGGGCTGACCTTTCAACAGTCTGTTAGCCGTGCGTTCATATGTTCCGATCATTTACATTTCCTTATTCAATATAGTAATTATAACGGGTATTTAAAGATCTGTCAACAACTTTTTTCATATTGTTGCATAAATACAACACATGTTTAAGGCCCATAGAGGCTTTTTATCAGTTTACTAGTAC